ACGATCCGCCGGCACGCCCATGTCGTCCTTGCCGACCACGACGCGACCTCGACAATCCGGCAGGTTGAACGTGGTCGAGCCGTCGCCGGCGCCATAGGTCGTGCCGATCACCGCGAACAACGGTGCGTCGGCCATGCGATCCTTTTCCGAGCCGTCGCACAGATACCAGCCGGCCGGGGCGGTACTGCCGAAATAGTCGATCGACGAACCGGGCGGGATGACCGAGCTGATGGTGCCGGGCGCCGCCGGAACCCACGCCGTGCTGTCAGGATCAGCGTAGCGGATGAAAAGCTGGCCGAGTTCGTTGTTCCACCAGAGGTCGTTTGGCGTCGGCGTGTCCGGCGGGGTTACGCCGACCGTGATCGACGAGATCTCGATCCACGCGCCGTCATTGCGACCATAGGTCTTGCCGACCGCGGGCGCGTCGGTGATGAAGCCCTCGGTATGAAGGAAGCTAGTGTTCACCAGACGCGCGCTGCTGTCGCCGGGCGGCGGCGTCGGGGCGGTCGGCTGGCCGGTGAAGGCCGGGCTGTCGATCGGCGCATAGGTTGAGAGGTCGGGTGGAGGAATCGGGATCAGGACCACGCCGGTCACGCGGCCGTAGTCATCGACCGTCACCTCGGGGACGTTGATGCTGTCACCCCAAGTTCCAGCGCCGCCCAGCCGGTCCAGCGCCACGGTCGGCACCGGCGCGCCGCCGACGACCACGATGCCCGCCCCGCCGACGATGCCCTTGAGATACTCGCTGAGATCGGGCTGAACGCCGGTCTTCAGCATTTCGAGCGTCATGTGCCGCGAGGTCGTGCCTTGCGACACTTCCACCATGTCGGTCGGATTGGCTTGGCTGGCCGGCGGCAGCTCGGAGATGCGGACCTGTTCTTCGGCCATCGCTAGGGTGCTCCTACGCTGCCGCCCGGCGCGTTGATCGTGCCGGTCGCGTCGATGTTGCCGTCAACGTGGACGTTGCCGATCTGGTGGGTGTCGCCGGTGATCGTGTAGGTCGCGGCGGCGCCGCTGCTGGTGGCCTGCGACAGGTTGCCGTCGATCTGGACGTTGCCCTTGAGCAGGATGTCGGGCGCCTCGATCGTCACCTTCTCGTCGGCCTTGAGCGTGATGGTGTGCTTGCTCTGCACCACCATCTCGGTCTCGACGTTGATGTGCAGCTTCTTGGTCGTGACCTCGACGGTGTTGTCGCGCTTGAGCACGATCGAATCGCCCTCGTCGGTGTAGATCACGACCTCGCCCTCGACGAGCCCGGTAAAGCGCGAGTTGCGGTCGTCGTTGCCGACAATGATGCCGTGGTCGCGGCCGCCGCCGAAGAACACCACCGTCACTTCCGACTGCTTCGGCGAGTGCGACGAGAAGCCGTAATTCTGCATCCGCTCGACGGCGATCTTGCCCTCGTGATGGAGCAGCGAAACCTTCACGTCCTGCATCCCCTTCTTGTCGTTGGTCTCGGCGACGATGCCGCGGCAGACCATGTTCATGACGCGCTGGCTGAGTTCGCTCATGGCGCGGCTCCTCCGCTCGTGGACTTCCATGTCGCATCCCAGCCGGGAGCAGCGGCCGGTTTGCCGCCGCTCGGCGCCGGCGCCGTCTTCGCCTTGCGCTCCTTGGGGTCGGGCAGGAACGCCGCCGGCAGGGTGAGCCCGAGCTGCGTGATCTCGCCGTTCTCGTCGTAGGTGTAGGTGACGTCGCTGATGATCAGCTCGATGTTCAGCGCCAGCCACGGCGCCTCGACCTGCACCAGCATGTTGGTTTCCCACAGGCTGCCGTTCAGCTGATGGAAGCCGTTGACGTTGATCGTCGCCTTGGTGCCCTCGCCCTTGCGGCGCCGCACTTCCCAATCGGCCCGCGTTTCGGCCAAGCCGTCGTCGCTCTGCGCCTCGGCGACGATCAGCAGTGGCCGATAGCGCGTGATTTCAGGATCGCGGATCGCGCCGTGAATCTGGGTGAGCGAGCTTGGGTTGCCGCGCCGGCCGCTGCCGTTGGCGTTGGCGCGCTGGTAGGTCCGTAGCGCGAAGTAGCGCTCGCCGGGATTGGCGATCGCCTCTATTTCGGCGAGGCGCTGCCGATTGGTGGGGACCCAATTGTCCGAGTAGTCGCTGGGCGGGGCGTCGTCGTCGGACTTGTTGGAGTTGCCGGGGCGCTGGGCTTTGACGATGACGTCGGAGTAGCGTTTGGACTGATCGAGGTTGGACGAAGCGGTGAGGATGTTCTGGCCGTGGCGTAGGGCAGTGGAAGCGCGCCCGCCACCCGCGCGCGTGAGGACAAGGTTGCCGCTCGCGTCATCAGTGACCAGAAGCGCCTGCAGCCGGCACAGTCTCTCGACAAGAGCAAAAACCGTCTCCCCTTGCTGGACTTGGACTTCGGCCTCGGGCTCGCCGTCATGGACGACCTTGACCCCGACGCCGAACGGCTTGGCAAGCTGGCGCGCAATCTCGCCGACCGTCAAGCCGCGGAACTGGCCGCCGTCGACCAGCACCGAGCAGTCGACCAGATCGCAGGTCTTGGAGCGGCCGGACAAGCGGACGCTGTGGTCAGTGGCGCTGTAGGACGGCTGGTAGCTATCGACCCAGCCGGTCAGCAGCGTCTCGTTGCCGTAGCGGACCTCGCACTTGGCGCCCGGCTGAATCTGCCACGCCCCGCCGAGCAGGCCCCAGCGTTCCGAGACGGAAAGATCGAAGTCGGCGCTCGCTCGGGTCAGCCCGCGCGTCACGCGAAGGGATTTCCAGCCGGAATACTCCGTGCCGTCGACGAACAGGGCGATCGGCGCGGTCATGCCGCGAGAACCCGGCCGGTGTGGGGCAGGTAGCCCGGATTGCGCGCCTTGGTTCGCGCCACGATCTCAAGGTTGCGCCCGCTATCCTGATACATGCGCCACGCCAGCGTCAGGCTGTTCGCCGGCGTCCCAATGATGCGGTAGCGGATCAGCGGCGTCAGGCTGGCAGCGCGGTCGCGGATCAGCTGGGTGAGCGCGGTCCGCAGGTTGATCAGTGCGTTGTAGGTGTCATCGTCACCGACATCGGCGACCTCGCCTTCAATCTCGATGAACGCCTGCGCCACCGCGTCGAGCAGCGTGATCGCCTCGTCGTAGTTATCGAGCGCGATGCCCGGCAGCGCATAGCCGATCTCGCGCAGCGCGAGGATGCGGGTATAGGTCTCGAACGCGATCGCGTTGCGGCGCTGACGGACGATGATCGGCAGCGAATAGACCGCCGAGCCGCCGACCATGGCGCGGTCATCCGCCTGCTGCTGCTGCACCAGCATCAGCGGCAGGTCTGCCGCCGCGGCGGGCGAGGCGTACAGCAGCATCGAGCGCACCACGGGTGCCGCCTCGCCGGCATCGGTGTAGGCGTGGAAGGTGGTATCGCAGGCGCCGCGGAGCGCCGGCGGATTGGTGGCGAGCGCCGGCGCATCCTGCACCAAGGTCGCCAGCGCCCGGTTGAGCGGTGCCTGATCAAGGCCCGGCGCCGGATGGCGCACGCGCGCGAGATCGGCGGACAGCTGGACGATCTGACCCTCGGCGGACCGCGTCAGCCACGCGCCGCCGCGGCTGGTATCGAAGCCGCTCTGGAAGCTGGCGCCCGCGATGTTGCCGAGCGGCAGGGCATAGCTCGCGATCTGACTGACCAAGTTCATGAAGCTGCCCGGCGCGGTCAGCTGGCCGGCTTCGGCGAACTCGAATTGCAGGGTCACGAAGCGCCCGAGATTGCGCTGTTCGTCGTGCGTGATGGTGCGGCAGACAGCGCGCACGGCGCCGATCGTCGGATGGACCAGCTCGCCGGGGCCCGGCATTTCACAGGCCATCACCAGCATGTCGCGCTGGAACGCATAGTTGTCGCCGACCAGATAGCCCGAGAACCGCCACACGCGCTGGCTGCGTCCAAGATCCTCGGCATAGGGCATGTCGCGGCCGGGATACTCGTGGTCGGCCCAGCGCCGGCCGTGCTCGCCGCTGTAGTCGTCGACGTAGAACGGCACGAACCGGAACGAGGCCCGTCGCAGGTTGCGCTTCCAGTCAGCCATTGGCGGCCGCCATGCCAGCGCGATTATGGCCGACGTCGGCGTTGGCGGGGACGGGCACGCCGTTGGTGGTCTGGGTGACGGACGTCGTCGTGCCCGGCAGCGCATTGTTGACGGTGACGTTGGTGGTGTTTTTAACCTCGGGCGGTTTTGCCAGACCGACCTTTGAAAGCAGGCTTTGCATCCAAGGCTGGTCGCCGACCGGCCCCGGTCCGGGGGCGGCGGGCTTCGGCGTTATGTCTTTGGGCGTGGCAAGCTCACCGACCCAATGGGCGGCGCCCTTGACGGCGCCCAAGGTCGCATTGACGGCGTCGACGGCGGTACTCAGGCCGGGGATGGCGTCCATCAACCCCTTGATCAGTCCCTCCATCAGCTCGGTGCCGATCTTCAACAGCGCGGGGCCGAGCTTGGCGAAGTAGTCGAGGATCGCCTTGCCAATCGCGGCGTAGTCGGCGTTGCGGAACGCTTCACCGAGCTGCATCGGCAAGCCGACGAAGATCCACGCGGCGGCCTTGAAGCTGAGGACAATGGCCTGTCCGATCAGCTCGCCCATCTTCTGGCCGACCGTCGCCCAGTCGAGACTGGCGAACCACGCCCACGCATCGCCCGACGCCGTGAAGTAGGCCACGATGCCGTCGACCATCCATCCGGCGACCTTGCCCCACTGGATGCCTTGCAGCTTGGCCAAGATCCAGTTACCGAGATCAACCT